CTACACTAAATGCGTGGCTTGATGATTTCACTGATATTGCACTTAACGAGGCTGTATGAAACCTAACATTCGTGCATTACTTGATCGTTGTATCAGTGAAGGTATCAACCATACGTTTCTGAATACGGATGTTGAGTTAACGCCTATGGGTGAGCAAATCCTAGCACATGAGCTAGAGAACCGCATCTGGTTGTACATTGACGAGTACTTTGACTTTGAGGAGGTTAACTGATGGCTAAACCACTGACTGATGAACAACGTAAGCTGCGTCTTGAGCTAGTTGATCTAGTTGCTCAAGGTGTACGCACTCAAGCAACCGCTGGCTATTATGATGCTGAGCAAGTTACATACTTGACTCAACAACTTGAGCGTGTTGCTAAGTTCCTTTGTGTTAAATCCTGATTCACACTCATCGCCATGTTGACCATGACTAAGCCGCTCAAAGAGTATGAAGTTACCACTAGCACTGGTATTTGGTACCTCTTGGCTCGTGATAATGAACAAGCTGCCTGGTCTGCATTAGAGCTATCCAGTAAGCGTGATGAAAAACTACTTAATGTGAGGGTTGCTGATGCCTGGTAAAGATTACCTTCCTAATAACTGGCAAGAATACAAGAATGCTCCAGATGATGCCTTCATTCCTCATACGTTTGAGGAGATCATGGAGTGGAAGGTAGCGGGCTGGGAACTGCCTAGTTCTGTTGCTTGTATTATCCGTGTGTCTGATTGCAAGTCAGGCAAGGTTAAAGAGTTTGTATACAGCAAGCCAAGTGCTGCTCGTAACAAAGTAGAAAAGCTTTTGGCTACACCTGATATAGAGTTCACAGTATGTGACCATGAATCCATCCACCACCTGATGCCCGAAGATCATGACTGATTACACTTTCAACACTCGCCTCAACCAACTGATTCAGCAAGTTAAGAATCATCCATATCAAGAGGAGGTTCTCAAACTGGCACAAGAGCAACTAATTGAGGACACTGATGTGGTAGAATCCCTTGTGGTTACATTTAACTAATGGGGGAGTTTATTGGCTACACCAGCAGAGATTGATGCACAAGTCCAACTGGAACGAGACCAAATCAATCAAGGACTCAGGCGACTTCAGGAACAAAAGAGACAGCTAGAGGCTAAGAGCTATGCGTCTGCCACAATTTATGGGGTGGCTTCTATTGATGCTCTTCTTCCTCACTTGGTTGAACGCATTAAAGATACGAACCACAGGATCTCGCAGCGACAGAACGGAGTAGCATTCAAAGAGATTGCTATATACCTTGCTGACATTGAACCTCTAGCTACTGCTGCTATTGCATTAAAGATTACCTTTGATAAGGTGTTCTCATTCAAGCAAGGCAGTGATCAGCTTGTCTCAGTGTGTGATGCCATTGGTGCAGCTGTTGAGGCTGAATGTCAGATGCGCCACTATGAAACCAACGCTCCTGCTTTGCTTGCTACCCTAAAGAAGAACTACTATCATAGTTCTATGGGTACACATCAGAAGCTTGTGGTTATACGCACACTGATGAATCGCTGTGATGTTAAACCCTGGGAAGCTTGGGGCAGATCCAATCGCGTTAAGCTAGGTACGTGGCTGCTTGATTGTATCATACAAACAAGTAACTGGTTTACCAAAGAGCTGAAGCAAGAGGGTAAGAACCGTGTTAACTACGTGGTTCCAACACCTGAGTTTATTGAGATCAAAGATCGCATCATGAAAGATGCTGAACTCTTTGCACCTCTTGCATGGCCAATGCTTATCGAACCTAATGATTGGTCGGTTGGTAGGTCAGGTGGCTACATCCTAAACGAGGTGATGCACGGCCATGATATGGTTCGCCGGGGCAACCACCCATGTATACAGGGGGAGATACCCTACGCCTTTTTGAACAAGATTCAGAAGGTAGCCTATCGACTAAATCCCTTTATTGTAGGGGTGGCTGAAGAACTAAGCAGATTGGAATGTTCAGTCGGTAAGTTTCTCCCTATCGTTCATCACGAGTTGCCTGCTAAACCTGCTGATATTGAAACTAACTACGATAGTCGTAAGGATTATCGGAGAAGGGCAGCAGCTGTGATGAATACAAATGCTCAGGAGTTTAAGAAGTCGTGTCGTACTCGTATGACAATGGAAGCGATTGCTCGCTTCAAGGAAGTAGCTAAGTTCTACATCCCCTGGTCGTTTGACTATAGGGGTAGAGCTTATCCTATTCCTGCATTCTTAACTCCACAAGATACTGACTTTGGTAAGTCATTACTTCGCTTTGCCGAAGAAGCGTACATGACTCCTGAGGCAGAGGACTGGATAGCATTTCAAGTTGCTACCTGCTATGGTCTAGATAAAGCACCAATGGCTGAGCGTCTTGAGTGGACACGTAACAATGTCACACTCATCAGCCAAGTTGCTACTGATCCAATCGGCTCTCTCCCTGAGTGGGAGGCAGCAGAAGAACCATGGCAGTTTCTAGCAGCATGTGAAGAGTACTATCATTGCGTGATCGCAGCTGATAGACAGTTTACTGGTTTGATGGTAGCTACTGATGCTACATGTTCAGGTCTACAGATCCTAGCAGGACTTGCTAGAGATCGTAATACAGCTCGTCTTGTTAACGTCTTGCCTGGTGATAAGCCACAAGATGCTTACAAGGTAGTGGCTGAAGAAGCTACTCCTGATTGTCCTGCGTCTATCCAACCACACATGGATAGGAAGACGGTCAAAAGGGTAGTGATGACCGTACCATACAATGCTAAACCATTCTCTAACCGTGGTTATATCCGAGAGGCTCTAGCTGAGAAGGGAGTTGAGGTCTCCAAGGAGGACTTAACTGCTACAGTTAAAGCTGTTCGGTCTGCTATGGATCGTGTCGTACCTGGCCCAATGGCAGTTATGACATGGATTGAGAAGGAAGTAGCTAATGCTATCAAGTCTGGTAAAACCTTCCTTGAGTGGACAACACCATCTGGTTTTGTTGTTCACCAGAAACTTAACAAGAAGAAGTTTGAGGTCTTAGATCTACAACTTCTTGGCAGATGTAAGATGAAGGTTGCTGTCGGTGAAACAGATCAGGTCGATTTGAATCATCACAAGAATGCAACAGCTCCTAACCTAATTCATAGTTTAGATGCGTCGTTACTACATCTAGCCACACTACGATTTGATGCACCCATTGCTCTCATTCACGATTCTGTGCTTTGTCGTGCAACGGACATGTCCACCTTGTCCACTATTGTACGAGAAACATACATGCACTTATTCGCAGAGCATGATTACCTAAAAGACTTTGCACAACAGATTGGTGCAGAGACTGACCCGCCGATCATTGGTGATCTAGAACCAGAGACCGTGATCGAATCCACCTATTTTTTCTGTTAATGGCACAATCAATCCACATTACTCAACAGCCTGTTGTCCTTGAAGGTTACCAAGCTGTGCTGAAGCCTAGTAAGTTTGGCTACTCCCTGTCTGCAATCCTTGATGACAAGATGATTGCTGCTCTTGAAGAGGATCGCACTGAAACTCTCAAGTGGGCAGAAGGTAAGCTGAAGAATCCTAAGCGTAGTGTACTTAAACCTGAACCTTGGGAAGAGGTGTCTACTGGTAAGTACAAGACTAAGTTCTCTTGGAATGAAACTAATCGTCCACCTGTTGTCGATAGTGAAGGTACACCTATCACCAACCTCGATCTTCCTGTCTACAGTGGAAGTAAGGTAAAGCTTGCGTTCAAGCAGAAGCCCTACATCCTCAAGGATGGTGTCACATACGGCACTAGTCTTAAGCTTGTAGGAGTTCAAGTTGTAGAGCTTAATGGTTCTGCTGGTGTAGATAGGAGCGACCTTGGTGACGCTGAGGTGGCTGCTCTCTTCGGGCAGACTGATGGATTCAAGGCTGACTCAGCACCGCCTTCTATGGCTGAGGAAGAGCCTGTGGTAGAGGATGACGACTTCTGATGGCGTATCGCTCAGGTTTGGAGGTGAAGGTCGCTGATCTTCTCTCCAACTTGGGAGTTAAGTACGAATACGAATCAACCAAAGTACCTTACGTACTGCAGTGTAATTACACACCAGACTTCCTGCTTCCTAATGGTGTCTTCCTTGAAACAAAGGGGCACCTTACAGAGGAGGATCGTCGTAAGATGAAAGCCGTTAAGGCTGCTAATCCTGATCTAGATATTCGTTTCGTATTTCAGTCTCCTTACAACAAGATTTACAAAGGATCAAAGACTACCTATGCCAAGTGGGCCGAGAAACACGGATTCCCTTGGGCTGCATTCCATTCTATCCCCATTGATTGGTTAACATGATCGCTACTTCCACCCCTCAGTATGAGTACGGCACTGTTGAATTTTACGAAGAGCAGTTCAGTGATCTACTCGCTGACGTAGATTCCGATAATCCTCAATATGCAGACGCTATTGTTGAGGGATTCCTGAAAGCCATTGACTCTTGGTTTAACTATCACGACCATCAAGCCACCGCGTATGATGAACTCCGACAGCGAGTTCGTAAGGCACTTACCGTGTGATAATTGTGGGTCATCTGATGCAAACTCATTGTACTCAGATGGCCACACTTTTTGTTTCGCGTGTAATGCCTACGGTAATACCGAAGACGTTCACACTCATAAAATGTCCACCAATGTCAGACTACAAGGCTCAGCTGAACGGCTGCAGAAACGAAACCTATCCGAAAAGGTCTGCCAGCAATACAAAATCTACCGAGACGGGGACGTACTACGTTTCCATTATTTCGACGATGCTGGAACGCTTCGCGGTTGTAAAATAAAAACAAAAAACAAAATATTTACCTATGAAGGAGAGACACCTGGAACACTCTTTGGACAACATTTGTTTCCCGCCACTGGAAAACGAGTCGTTATCACTGAAGGAGAACTCGATGCGGCTTCATGTAGTGAGGCTATGCCGGGGTGGCCGATGGTATCTCTACCTAGCGGTGCCGCAGCGGCAAAGAAGTCGATTCAACGGTCTCTCCAGTGGCTCCAGGGTTATGAAGAGATTGTCCTGTTCTTCGACAATGACGAGGCAGGCCGTAAGGCAGCGGAGGACGCGGCAGGGGTCCTTCCACCTGGCAAGACAAAGATCGCAAGACTTGAGGAATACAAGGATGCGTCAGACGCTCTCCAGGTCAATGACACTGAAGCGATTCGTAGAGCTATTTGGGACGCGAAGCCTTACCGTCCAGACGGAATTGTAGATGGAAAAACGCTACTAGAACTTGTAACTACACCTTCTCCGCCTTCAGATCATGACTACCCATTTGTTGGGCTGCAAAATAAACTCCACGGGATTAGGTATGGAGAGCTTATTACAATTACTGCAGGATCTGGAATCGGGAAATCCTCATTCTGCCGTCAACTTGCAGTTGACCTTTTGCGTAAGGGAGAGCGAGTTGGCTACTTGGCGCTTGAAGAAAGTAACCGTAGAACCGGACTTGGATTGATGTCCGCTGCTGTAGGAAAGTCCCTGCATATTGGCGAGCATGATCGAGAGACGCTAACTGAAGCATACGAGGCAACACTAGCTAAGTGGAACCTATTCCTCTTTGATGGCTTCGGTTCGTTTGACCCTGACTTGATCTACAATCGTATTGAATACCTGGCAGCTGGTCTTGATGCAAAGGTCATCTTCCTTGATCACTTGTCTATTCTACTTAGTGGATTAGATGGTGACGAGAGGCGGATGATTGATACCACCATGACTAAACTACGTTCTCTTGTTGAACGAACTGGTGTTGCCCTGTTCCTTGTTTCACATCTACGACGAACATCTGGAGACACTAATCATGAGGAAGGTGCACGAGTTACACTTGGACAGTTGCGAGGAAGTGCGGCGATTGCACAACTCTCTGACGGAGTTATTGCACTCGAACGCGATCAACAGGCCGCAGCTGGAGGAAGTAATACAACAGTGCGAGTCCTTAAAAATCGCTATTCGGGCGAGGTTGGCGTCGCTTGCAGTTTAAGTTATGATCTATCCACCTGCAAATTCCATGAAACAGAACCAACAGAAGAATTTGACCCTTCCACCGACTTCTAATGGCCAGCGTTACCTTCATTTCCCTACCGGTCTTACACTGAAGGCACCTAACCCACCTACTCCTGAGGCAATCAAGCGAGCGCAGTTCGTTGATAAGACCTATCGCTGGACTGGTAAGTGAACCTCATCTTCGACTTAGAAACTGACGGTCTCTACGATGATGCTACCAAGGTCCACTGTATCGGCATCTATGATCTCGACACTAATCAGATGCTTGTCTTTAATGATGAAGGCAGTGAACAACCTATCACAAAAGGTGTCCAGTTACTTGAGGATGCCTGTTGCCTTATTGGCCACAATATCATTGGCTACGATATTCCTGTGCTCCGTAAGCTCTATCCTTGGTTTACCCCCGGTCCTAGGCTTATTGATACTTTGGTTCTCAGTCGCATTTATCACGCTGATATTCTAAAGACAGATCAGAAGCGTAAGTGGAAGGATATGCCACCACAACTTCAAGGTCGCCACTCACTTGAATCCTACGGATATAGGCTTGGCGTTTACAAGGGAGAGTTTGGCAAAGACACTGACTGGAAGAACTGGTCACAAGAGATGCAGGACTACTGCATACAAGATGTAAAGGTCACACAGAAGTTATGGCAACATTTCCACCCATACCTGACTTCATCCAATTAGAACATGACGTTGC